TACGGATGATAAAATCCATAGAACAGTTTTTACTCATTAATATCCCTATAAGTATATAAAATAGAAAAAGTAGATGATAAGCAAGTATCTCACTTATTGATTTGTAGAGTTCCTACAATTCCTTAAGTGCTCTATCTTACATCGCACAATCTCAAGATGAACACCTTGGCATTGCAATTGTCGAACACTGACTACGATGACCTAGCTTCAATAACAGTCGCGCCAGGAGGAAGCAATGTCGCTTGGAATGATGAGGACGTATTGTCGATTAGACGATATTCTCTAGCTGTGATGGACTCTCCAACCATGGTTCTGCATGGAGGTTATGTGTTTGAGAGCTTAAACAACAACGCTAGAGTCGACACGAATGTATTGATGAGTACGGTTCATCTGGCTGCCAATTTACGCGACCCTGATAACATCACTCAATGCCTACTGACAACTCCACCTCATTCCAGACCGGCAATAATCCAAACGACACTTCCCACCATTAGAGCCATCCAAGAGGATATCACCGAAGAAGAGCGCAACACTCTCGCGCTGTTGAATGTCGATGTAAACATAGAGAATCAAGATAACGGCAATCAAAATCAGCAGGGAGAGAATGTACAAGTTGATCAAGGGTCTATAGACATGAAAGCTGCCGCATATGCCTACGTGTGCGCTTTTCTGATGAGACTTCAGTGTCGCTCGGCCCAGAATGTGTCAGGAGGATTAAGAAGGGCTATTGATCGATTCAAAACGTGGTATGATGGCAGCACTGACATCTTCGATGAGATCAGTTTCTCTATAGATGCACTGAACCAGCTGAAAGAGGCGATATCTAGGAAGCCTGAGATCACGAGTACGTGGGTGTTGTACTTGGCTACGACAGAAAATGAGAAGACACTACTTAAGCAGTCGAAAGGTATGATAGAGTATCTCGGGCTTCAGGTGTTCTCCTATCAGGGAATGCACGCCCTTACACAGGTGTTGGCGTTGCATCAGATGAGCAAGGTCCCCCTTAGAGACTTGATGATGGAATTAGACAGCCCTCTCACAAGGGATGGTCTGAGGGAGATCTCTAATATATTGAAAAACCATGAGAGAACCAACAGAGCTCCTGAACGTAAAACATACTTTAGGTACTCTAGGGTCTGGGATACAAAATACTTTGCTCAGCTGCAATCAAAGACCTGCGTGCCATTGCTATATGTCGCAGCCGTTGCCGTGAGGGATATATCTGCCAACACTACGTCAGATCCTACACAGATCTATGCACTTCAGAACATCGGAAGTGCAATGAAGGCATCACTCGATCGAGTGGCAGCAGCCCTCACTAGCTATCTGGTCGATAAGTCTTATAGAGATGCCAAATCCGGAAGTGTCTGGGATGCCGCTACACCCACTGAGTAGGCTTATGCGTCAGCGGTGATAGTGAATATGGTGCTATTCTCTCGATTTAATAAAACTAGTATAATATGAGTGCATCGTGTAGTAAAAATAGAAACGGTAGATGATATGCAGGATCATCATCACATATGATAGATATACTTAGTGATTTATATATATATTCAGTATCCTTGACAGTGAGAATCCTTCAGACAGTATGGCACAGTACCCTCCTGAGTCCTCCGGAGAAGATCTCTTTGATGTTGGTAACCCTATTGATAATTTCAATTATTCCAATCTCAATAATGAAAATCCTTCTGACGATACTGATGAGGTTGCGAAGAGCATTGTGATTCCTATATCAAAAGATGATTCAACTTCTAAGAGAACTGCGAAAACTGAGCGCGCTACTGTAGCTCCGAAGCGCTCTATGACTGACATCTCAGACGACCAACCTTTGACTGAGGGGCAGATACCAGTAGTCTTGGTGGAGATATGCGAAGAATTCGGGTTGCTGATGAGCAAGCAAATGGAGAACTCTATAATGCGCTCACAAAAAACGAGGGTGGTGACCCGAGATTCACTGAGGTGGTTCGTCCAGGGATATACGGTATGCATAACCTCCCATCTGGTGAGTAGCATGCAAGAGAACATGAACGATTTCCGCACTGAGATCAAGAAGATGCAGATAAGCACATCATCAATGGGGGCCAAGTCAGACAGAATCGTCAAGGCAGCTGACACATTGGAGCAGCGGATCAATGAGGCATCAGGGGAAATTGCAGAGAAGTTTCACTCTACTCTAGAGAATGTGGAGAAGTTTGTCGCCGATAAGGTCAAAACTATGAGTGATATCGTTGAGGCAACTATTGAAGACAAAGTCTTGGCGTATAACACTAAGGAAACCACAGTGGTCTCTCCTGCAATAAAGAAAGGCGACTTGGAGACGAGAGAGGTCCCAAAACAGGAAACTGTGATCCCGTCGAAGGTAGAGCCTCATCAGGATATAGGAACTATTGCAGCGGTCACCAAAGCATCCTCTTCGTCCGTGTCGACTGACCGGATATCTATCATGATATCTGCTGGATTTTCTCGCCAGTTTGTGAATAATGTTCCAGAGGAGACTCTCATTCGGATAATACCCCCCAGTTTGATATCAGACATCAGATCTAGGACCCTCACTCCTCGCGTCCAGGCAGCTCTGAAAGCCGTGATTATGACAAATATCGCAGAGATAAATAAACAGCCATCTTAATGTGAGCCATATTAATCACGCGAATCGGTTTAATAAAACTAAGAATAAGTCACTCTATCAATAATGAAACGGTAGGTGAAACACACAATCACACCGATTGAGGTTCGTTATTCTTAGATTTTCGAAAACACATTAGTAATGGCTTCTGTATTCAAGTTCAATGTGAAGACTGAACTAACTATGTCAGAGGAGGACGGAGTGGTCTCGCTCACCAAACGACTTAATCTTTGGCAAACGCTGAAATCCAAGTGGATGGAGAATGTTCAACTATCTAATATTAATTTCTCTTTTGAGTCAAGAGGAGGGCCATTAGCTGAAGGAAGAGTCACTGCTTCGGTTCACGATAACAGGATATCCGACGATACAAGTGATAACACTCTCAAAAGTGTGACTTTCTCGGTGACTCAGGACATCTCGTTCTCGTGGAATTACAATGTCAATTTCGAAGTTGATAGTCTGAGGCATGAAAGGGAGAGTCCACTTATTCTCGTGACTAAGATATCTGAATGCAACATGAGGCCGGGCTACAGTCTAGGACAGATTAGGGTTCAGATTGAGATGACGACATCTGATAAGATGATACGCAGGATAGCAAAGTCTCCTGTTATAAAGCTCTTTCGAGATCACAAGATGTCCGAGAACGAGAGATTGGGGAGAAGAACATCCATTGAACGGTTAGAGGCCGCACAAAACAAACCTCTGACAATCAAAGAAGGCCCCCAAGGTCCCTACATGGAGCTCGACCGCTCAAACAGTGTAATGAATATACCTCGTACTAAGTATTATGTGGCAGCCCCTGCAAAGGAAATATAGCATATTCCATTCTTCGCTGAACGACCGACACTGCCGAAGCCTTATCATAAGGGAGAAGACGGCGTTCAGTCGGGTACGATGAACAATGAACCTCTACGTTTCGTCGTCTAATGCAATGACCACCGACTGCCGTGTATTCGACAGTTATGACAGGCGGTTTAATAAAACTATCGCACATATCTGATATCGATGGTATAAGAAACAGCAGGTGAATAACACGTTATATGCTTCGCAATCGATTGCCCTTTCATCATCACTCAGGCTCAATGGAAGGCTCTATCATGGGGAAAATCACTAAATCCTCGAAGGCCATGAAGGACGAGGAACAGCAAATATCGAAGACTAACAAGATGTGGCGCTGTGTCTCATTGTATAGGGAACACTTCGAAGTGGAATTAGGGAGAAACAAGCGCCCCGAGGAAATAGGAAAGGACAAAATCCGTGTTAAAATAGTGGAATTGATTTCTCAGGAAATAGGCAAGGATAACGAGAAATGGACACATGATCTGTTCGAATTTTTGTTTCGTACCAGACGAATCGGAAGTTGTGTTGACAGTTACACATCTCCTTTCTTAGGACCATCTACGAAGAGGATCTCGTATGTGATCGAGAAACACAATGTCTTTTATGACTCTCCACAGATCCCGCCTGGGAGATACAAATTAAATGCTATCGGGAAAACTACTACGATAGACGGAACACCTGTGAGAGCGACGATACGACTGCTCATCGCTGTGAAAGAGTGGGGAGATGAACAAGTTGAGGACATTCGAGCGCAAGGGTATGACTGGTTCTGTGGAACATTGGAGTAATAAGCGCTGTCATAGTGAGATCTAGTAGTTTGAGCTCGTAGCTTTTGAGTGTCGGTTCGCTTTAATAAAACTAGAGTATGTAGGTGAATAACAGTACCTTTTCAATCGATCGCATATAGTCAATTGTTGCCCTTGTCAACCGCTGCTTCTTCCTCCGAAATGTCAGATATGTCCAAAGCAAACAATCGATCCTACTTTCCGATAATCATGTTCCTCCTCTGTTTGATGAGTTGCTGTTCCTCCACCATGGTTGAAAAATCCATCGGGCCTGTAGCGTCCTGCCATGGTGACTTAGTCTCTACCGGGTCTGTTATAAAGTCTTGTTATCATAGATGTATGATGGATCCCGAGCCTGTGGATAGAGCCAACCTCGAGCTCTATAAGGTGAAGACGAATCTGGACGGTCCTGAGGTAATAGAGTGCGCTAAGATAAAGCAGCGGCAGACGTTCACACAAACATGGTCTTTCTCTACAATAAAGTCTCCTGTCTCCCACGAGTTTCTCCGCGTTACAAAGGAAGAATGTGACAAAGCCATAGCAGATAATTGTCCCGACAAACACTGCAATCATCGGGAAAGGGACGAACTGGAAGAGGAGTATCACTACGCATCTGACACTGTCAAGGAAGCAACTACCATCTCGTTGATCACTATGCCATCCTCCATTCAGGTATCAGGGTCGACGATCAATATATCACCGATGTCTGCGAAGAACTATTACTCGTCCCAGGACGGCATGGCGAAAGAAGACGGAAAGATGTACATATGGGATTCCGGTTTTGTCGTATCGGGATGTCCCTATGAGCCAGTCACGACTTACGGATGTGATATGTATCAAGACTCAGATAACAGAAGGTACTATATGTGTTCAGGGGGAAGGTTTTCAATAACTGCTCCGGACTTGGATGAATCCGATATGTCCAACAAATGCCCTGGGATGAAGCGAGCGATAGAGGGGTTTATATATAAGAAAGTAGAGAAAACCGCTGCATCACATGATCATTCACGATTGGCGATAACCCAGACCGCAGATATGAAAGCAGATGTAGACTATTTACGTCATAAAGTGCAGCAGATCGCAACTCATCTCGACTCAGAGATCTGCCAGTTACAATGTGAAGTGCTCTCAGTCGAGTCTCGCCTGACCAGGAAGGATAGTGCCATAGTTAGGATAGGAATGAATTATTACAAGATGTATGACAATGGTACTATGGCCGGATGCCTGACGCTTCACGGGTGCAGAATGACTAAGCCCAGCATCTATTGCGGGAATCCACCTCGTATAGGGGTGACATGCACGGAGAATAACGGTCTATGGGATCCCACTACAATAGAGTTAAAACGAGGAGGTGTCTGCATGAAGCCCGATCAGAATGAGAAACTGTCTATATCGTTAGGCAGTGAACACTATGTCGTTGACGACAGTTTGAAGGTTCATATGAACTCGTCCAGCATGCATGGCGTATATATGACCAGCTTTAGCGATCTGCACCAATCGTCAGTACAATGGACAATCTCTGATCTGGATACGTTGAAGCCCGAGTGGGACGGTCAAAAATCTGGGAAGGGCGGACTGAGCCGATCTGTGGAGAAGCACACCGCACTACTTACTCCAGCAATCTCCATAGGATCCTCACTCGTCTCTGCTTGCCGGTCTCTATCTGACGGGTTCGTATCCGTGGAGCATATTGTAGGATCCATTTCTATTGCGCTCGCAAGTTTGGTGTTTCTGTGGTTCGTCTTAAGAGTGTTGAACACTTTTAAGAGAGCCAAGAAGTCTGTTCGAACAGAACGATATGACCCAGTTAATGTTGCACCCTCGGATCGAGGGACTTGGGCATAGATACACTGCACCATCAACTTACGGCATGTCCGGCCCCTAGCTTTCACGTTATGGTATCTATATAATACCCTCTTTATGCATTATGCAGTCGTTACTTATAATCGCATTGTGATTTAATAAAACTAGAGACTGCCGGTGATGACAGAGAAGGTAGGTGAAAGTCAATCGAACCGACTCGAGATTGAAGGCGTGCTCACATATAAAACAAATCAACGATACCGATTCGGAGTTGATGTGTGTGACATACATAAGATAAACATAAAACCTAATTATATATTCTCTAATTTGTTGCTCTACGTAGGGCAAGTATCAATCTTCCCTCGAGCAGCTGCAATGCCTTCGATAAAGGATATGGTAGCAACTATCGCAGGAGCAACCTTAGACCCGAATCAAGATGATACTACTATAAATTTCCCTGAGATGACTGATGAGATATATCAATATGTCATATTTACAATTTTAGTCATCAAATTCGTGTTGTTAATTATAGTGTATCGATTGAAAAGAAAGAACCAGGTTTTGACCGCTTCTCTGAAGTGGAAGTGAGATAGTATCTCTACTACTTTCGATCGAATATCTTGTTTCATGCGTTGCGTATCTATAGGTTTTAATAAACTAGAACAGGCAGATGATATGCATCATCATTCTGGTTTGGTTCGGTAATCACTAACTGGTCTCTCCCTATATCTGCACTCCTGCAAACCGCGAGCAAAATATACACCCGATCAGATGGATTTCATTAGCAAACTAATGGACGATACGGAGGGCTTAGCGCAATCGATCTCAGAGACGCCTCTGGCGGATTATCATTTGAGGAACCCTCTCAAGAGACTCGAATGGTGGGACAAACAATTCGTTCCCTCTCGTCAGCACAAAGACAGACTGAGAATCAGGCAATCATATCCACGCGCTGAACCATTAAAAGATCCCAGCTCGCTACATCGGATGACGCACCATATCATTCCGTCAATGGATAGCAACAAATTCAGCGAGGCCCTCGGTGATATGGTCTATAGGCTGCGGATGGACAATGGTATACTACCTTGTGGGAGCAGGCTGCCGATCAAGAGCGTTATGCGAGCTGCGTCTAGTATGCCGAAAAGATACTGGGACGGAATGAGATACTGGAACAAAGTGTTGTATTATTTGAATGCGTTCGCATCGAACAGAAGATGTCCAGATGGCAGTTCGGATGTTCCTGCTGTTTTGTCTCTACTTGGAGAAGGAAATAAACTTCTAGTATATCGGAGCTGTGTCCTCTTGATAACAGAAGAAATGAAATATGGCGCAGTGTTGGACGGAGACTGGATAAGAATGATCTCGGATCTGTACACACAGAGATGGTTAGTCAGAACCTCGGCGTCTATAGGCAGAGCGGTGAATCCTTATCACTATCCGTCGGACGAGGTTATAGAAAAGATATATCATTGGGGAGATCAAGTGCTCACGGACCTAGGGAATGAAGGGTTCGCTGTCATAAAGGTGTTTGAATCATTGATAATAGGATATCTTCAGTGCAAGGGGGTCAACGAGCTCGTCCCATCTGACCGGTTCTTGCGAAACACCTTGAAGGATTTAAGAATGTCAAGCACAACTCACTCTGAGTACGCATCCCGATTGCTGGAAATTATGAGTCGAGTGGAAAATAAACATCACATAATTCAGATTTATGGATTGCACAGGTCCTGGGGTCATCCGACTGTAGACTCTGAAGCTGGCATGATGAAACTCATGAATATAGGAAAGAAGAACATCATCAAGGACGACACTCTGAGCTTGAACGCCGGGAGGATGTTCAAACTCCTCTTCAGCAAGGAATATAGAGCAAAGTATGGCGCCTATCCGAAGATACATGATAGTGGGACTCTTCTCGCAACTGAGCTTGAACAGAACGATCCTTCTGCGACGAGCAAGAGACTACATGACTTGAAAGAATGGGATAGAATAAAATTCCGCCAGGCGTACAAATTACCAGAGACTTTCAACCTATCCATGATAGTGGCAGACAAGGCTATATCACCGACTCGTTCTGAATTGGTAGACTGCATACGGAGAAAGGGGACTGTCATGGACTCGGATCTCCGAAGGGGGGTTAAGAGATGGTTGAATGACAAATCTTTGGATCCCATCGCTTTTCTGCAGCAAGTGAACGATGGGTTATTTCCGAAAGATCATCTGATTATAGGTTTGACGCCGAAAGAGAGAGAATTGAACCGTGTCCCGAGGATGTTTTCGCTGATGTCCCATTTGTTGAGGGTTTATGTTGTCGTGACAGAACAATTGTTATCTGATCACATCCTAGAAATGTTTCCTCAGATAACAATGACTGACTCTTTGCTAGACCTGACGAGGAAAATGTATAACACCGTGAGAAATCAGTCGTCCCTGAAGAAAAGGCATAATAAAGAAAAGGGATGGGCGTCTAAAACTGTGTGCATATCTCTTGATTTCGAGAAGTGGAATGGACATATGAGAAAATCAATGACATCTGGCGTATTCACTGCTATCGGAGACTTATTCGGGCTCTCAGAATTATTCAATGTCACATATGATCTCTTCTCCGAGAGTTATTATTACCTTGCAGATGGAAGCTATGTGCCGAGTATAGACGATGACGGAAATCTCGTGGTAGATGAGCCTAAGTCCTTCATCAACCACCAAGGAGGAATGGAGGGACTAAGGCAAAAAGGATGGACGTTGTATACTGTCTGCGGTTTGGAAGTGATTCTCTCTAAATATGATTGCGAGTACAGAATAATGGGAATGGGTGATAATCAGGTCTTGCAAATCACGGTGTACTCTAACATCGTAGATGAGAGCGGGAAAGCCACAGCAGAAGGTTTGCTTCAGATGTCGGGCATATTGGATGATATCTTCAAAGATTTGGTCAGATCATTTACAGAGTCAGGACTTCCCCTTAAGCCATTAGAGACATGGATGTCGGAGGATCTGTATTTGTATGGAAAAGTCCCGATATGGAAAGGAGTGCCTCTGACTATGGACCTTAAAAAGCTGATGCGGACATTTCCTATGAGTAACGAGGGGGTAATGACATTAGAGAATGCTCTGTCCACAGTCTCATCTAACGCAATGGCAGCCACTCAAGCCAGTCCCTGCATTTGGACAGCTTACTGCATATATGTTTTGATGACATCGTTATGCATCGATGATTTCCTGGACTATCATCCTATTTTAGGGGACTCTCTGTACAAAACACTGGACAAGGACAAGCATTGGGTTCTGAGATCTCATCGGTTCTCGGCGATAAGGTATCAACTGCCTAAGGAGTCATGGACTATGACTCGTCACTCTTTGAGAAGAGCCATCTCTATAATACCGAAGAGCCTCTCTGGATATTGCGGAGCTAACATATATGAGATGATGGTGAGAGGCTTCTCTGATCGCTTGTCTAGAGACCTGAGTTATCTGAATAATATCGTTAATGGCGGGAACACTTCGGGAGAGACAGCTACGCTTATCAACAACTGGATCAATCCCCTGTATATGCCAGAATGCAATTACTCAATGCTCCTGGAGGATGTTTATGCTGTCAACTTATTGTCGCCTCGATCGCCATTGTCTGGAGTGAGGCAGGTGGTACAGAGATATTTGAATTCTGGAATGAAGATTGAGAATCCTGAGTTTATGCAACTAGTAAGAGCGAAAAATGACCAAGATTGCAGATATCTCGCAGAATGCTTGTGCGAAGGTAGAGAGCTGCATATCCGACTGCTCCATGATGTGTATGATGCTACAATATACGGATATGTAGACAGCATCCTGTCAAAAGTCACCAAGACCACAACAATCCAGAAACTAGCAATCCAATCCGATTCAGTGAAGGTGTTTGACACAATAATGAAAGATGAGCGCAATTATTTTGCCTTCTTCGTATGGAGATGCTTTCAGTCAGGAACTCCGTTCGAAACTCGTTGTGCGACAACTCAGTGCAAACTAATGAGAGAACAGGGCTGGAAGAAGATCATACGCGGTGTGACCACCCCCTTTCCTTTATCATATATGCAGGAGACAAACTGCAGCACTGCAACAGGGTGTGATTGCGCAGACGGCTTTATCTCCGTGCATTATCCGGACAAACAGATGCCTAATGAATCATGGTGTAGTGACATAGGAGGGAACCCCCCGTACCTAGGAAGCATGACTAAGGAAAAAGTAGTGGTTGGAACAGGAGGAAAGATTTATTCTGCCGAACCGCTAATTCGGAGGCCGATCAGGCTGCTGCGGACGATCAATTGGTTTGTACCGCAGCATAGTTCCATGGCGAAGATCATAGAAGCATGCGTCTCCTCGGTGACCGATATGGAGACGTCCAAGTTCAAAGGGATGGAGGAAGGGACTGCCGGATCTGAGGCTCACAGATATCAAGACTCGAGCACTTTCAGAGGGGCGCTGTCTAGCTCTAATTATCTTTACTCTACTAGGTGTCATATCTCCACGGATAGTTTGGTAAGGTATTCTAAGGGAGCAGAAAACACCGACTTTCATTATCAAGCAACCTTCTGCGTCATTCTCGAGCTGTCGAATATGTATCTGTCCAACAAGATAAGGGGTGAAGAGGTGGTGGCTCGATTCAAGCATTTCAGACAATGTTGCTATGAGTGTATTCATCCGATTGAAGAAGATTTTGTGGACTTATCTAGTGAGAAAGCATTGAGTGTTATCCCTTCGTTCAAGGACAACCCGTATCTATACACTCCCTCATCTAGAATTAGAGTCCTGGAGCGGATTTCTCCTTTATACGAATTATCGGATAGAGAGTTGAGCCACGAGGATTACGATAATATATCAGGGAGAAGAAAGGCTGTCCTTCTGCATCGATCGATCTGCGACCGGATCATCAAGGACATAGTAACTGGCCAAAAATCTGAGACACATGTATCGGTCGGGCTGACAAGTGTAAAGGCCTACGAGCGTACTATGTATTTTAAATTGGATCCGCGGATCATGGTCGATACAGTAATGATGGAGTTGAGGAGAGTGTCGAAGTGGACTGTGTTGCGGAGTCACCCAGAAAGAACAGATGCCAGCGACAATGAGATCGAGAGAGTCATGATAGATATCTTGAATTCGGCTGACACCCATGGTTTTCTAGGCTTAGCTATGTTCTTCTGTTGGGAAGAGACGTCCTTGGCTTACAGTAGGATATATCCAGAAGTGGTCCCTCCTGCCACGAATCCGATATCAGTGTTCTCTGCCTGCGAGTCAGTCAGAACGAGTATGATATCTCTAGTGAGCAAACGAATTGTCACTGGGCTGAAGAGATCAGAGATAATATTACATGATGAACAGAATGAAAAATTGATCTATAAGTTCTTGATTCTTGATGATCTAGAGAAGGCCACTCGATGTAAAGCATGCATATCTATGATCGAAAGATCGGAGTTGAGTGATGTGTGGAGAACATTGTCATTCTACAGCTGTCATTACGGACATAAGATGTCCGACTGGATGAAGAAAAGTCCATGGATAAAGTCATATGTGACAGTGGAGAGATTAAGAAAAGACTGTGATAACATATCCAATGAGAGGGCTGCAGATCGAATTCGACTGAACTCTAGTACTAAGAAATTCAATTTCAACATCACTCTGTTGTCTTCTGATACTTTGAGGATTAGGCCTGAGTCTAATGATAAAGCGATACCTCCTGAGATAGTGAGTGATGTGCGATCAGGATTCACTGTGTATCACCTGGCTACTGTAATGTCGATGCCTACATCCACGTCCTACAAAATGCAAGATATAATTGGAGGGTGCGGGATACAGATCTTAGGAAGAAAATGCTTGTGCATAGGAGACGGACTAGGCACATCCAGCACGGTGCTTTCAGCTTTAGGAGCCGAATCAGTGACAAGTTCGACGATGTTGGAGCCAGACGAAGCCATACCTCATGCGTATTCCCACAATGTCTTACCAGTACCTCAATTTTACGGGATCGGAAACATCGATGCAACAAAAGCTGCGAACAGACATAACGACGTGAGGAATCAAGCATGGAGTTCCGATTGGGCAGAGGAGTTGAGATCGTGTGACGTGCTGTACAGTGATGCTGAGGTGGTGAACCCCGATGATCATGAGTCACGATTCGAGCTTGTTAAGAAGATAGCACTGAGCGGGAGGAGACCAGTAACTGTTATCAAGGATTATATCTGGAGTGCCGAAGAATTGTCGAACAAAATCGGGATAATGTGGGCTAGCAGGGCGAGGAGATGGGAATTGATAACAACTCGATTTAGGTCACACAACTATCCGGAAGTATGGTGGGTGTTACATGATGCCGTATCGCCGACTTCTGATACAATATTGTATCCTATACCCAATAAGGTGCAGTGTTTGTGGATCGGCATCGAAAGAGCGTTGAAGAGTCATGAGTATAGCATCTCGGGTGAAGACAACGCATTGATCAGCTCGCTGCATGATCGACAGATGCTCTATAAGATGATATCTCGAGTTAGAGCTTGGGCAGTGTTTGATCTAATAGGAAGCCTCCTTCCGAAAAATGGGTCATACACTTCTCTTTACTATTACATATTGAAAACGAAGCGCCCATTCTCAATTAAAGCAAGTGAAAGTTCTTCGCACAAGCTTTATAAGTCTGACTACCTGGAGTTAAGAGGAAAGTTATTTGCTATAGCTGTCTCTATGATGGCAGACGTAAATGACAGGCTGAGCATGATTAACAGGTCACATCACTGGTCACTGATTTGGAAAAAGTATTCGGACAAGTGGGATGTGTCTCTGGAGGAGAAGGAAGAGATCAACGAGCCGCCGTGTGACGTCATAAAGTACGTTCCTGCTTTAAATTTAATGATGAAGGAACACGGCCTCTTGTTCAAGAATTGCTCCAATAAGGTAGAGTTCAGATGCACCAGATCCAGAGAGGAATTATGCTTTCCGATAACTTCTCTGTCTGAAAGATTAAGGCGAGAGGCACCTCGCAAGAGGAGAACTGATAAGATAACAACATAAGTGTCGTTCGAGGGCTAAAGACGATCCGATAGTCCGTGTGCGATTTAATAAAACTATAACAACATGATAACATGAGGCGAACTGACTTACGCATAACAGGTAACATGCATAAATAAAGACTTGTGAAGCCGTGATTTATGAAAACACTAACATGAGAAGATGGGAAGACAAGTAGTAGAGAGGAACGGAAACATTGATACTACATAATGACGGAACCACTGAAATAGATATTATTATTGCCTGATTCGGTTTTAGATATATTGGTACATTGATACATAATTTGCCATCTACGGATTTTATGATCCGTAA